CCATCGCCAGCGATGCCGCCGATGTCCGTTACCGTACCATCCGAGCGCACGGCATAGATGCGTTTGCCGGCGACAGCATAGACCACGCCGTCAACCTCGATCGCGGCGCGCACCTCATCGGACCCGAGCGTAGCGAACTCGATTAGGCCATCCGACGCCCAAATCTGCGTTTTTGATTTCTGCTCTTCGCCGCCGACTTCGGCGTAGCAGTTTATGAGCCGCGCCGACCCGGCCGCTGGTGTGCGACCAGGGTTAGAAGTGAGGCCAAGGCTGATCGGGATGAGGTTCATCAGGCGAGGTTCGCCATAGCTTTCCAGGTTCCGGGCGTTCCGGCCGTCGTGCACACCCATCCAGGAGTTCCGCCGGATGCGGCGTTTGACTTCCATAGTTGTGTGCCGACGCTGTAGGTCCCTGTCGTCGGAACGGCAGAGGAAAGGATGTTTCCGCGCTTGATGGTGTATTCGTCCGATGCAAACCGCGCTTGCGTCACGCTGCCGGTTCCGTCGATATGGTTCACCTGCCACGTCTCAAAACCGTTGGTCAGGTCCATGACGACATATAGAAAATTCGTTCCAACGCTGTTGTGGCGGTAGCGAACGCGGTTGATGCTGATCGAGCCGACACCACCAGAGCCAGAGGAATTGTCGTAGCGGATAGCACCAGCAACAGCGCCCGTAGATCCGGTAATCACGTCGATAAAGTCAGCGTCAAAGTTGCAGCCCTGATAGATCGTAACCGCCGCTTGGGTCGAACCGCCGACCGTCAGTTTACCAATCGACAAGTCACCCGTCAGGCCAGCAACAGGGGAAATTCGTTCCAACGCCGTTGTGGCGGTAGCGAACGCGGTTGATGCTGATCGAGCCGACACCACCAGAGCCAGACGAATTGTCGTAGCGGACAGCACCGGAGACACCGCCCGTCGAACCGGTAATCACGTCGATAAAGTCCGCGTCGAAGTTGCAGCCTTGATAGATGGTAACGGCAGCTTGGGTCGAACCGCCGACCGTCAGTTTACCAATCGACAAGTCACCCGTCAGGCCAGCAACAGGTTGTGTGCCGCCGTAAACATACGCCTGCCCGATGCGAAGCGAACCACTCGACAACAGCACGCCGCCTTCTCCAAGGCAGCGAGCGACAACGGACAGCACGTGATTGCTGCCGATCGTCGGGCCAGATGACGTGATCTGCGAGACAGCCGCATCACCCGCATACCCCGTGCTTGGGAACACGCCACCGATGAACGAGACCGTGTTCCGATCCACCGTGTGGTGTCCGATGTCGGCGGCATACTGGACGATATTCAGGCCGATGCAAAATCCGCTTCCTGCCGCGCCTTCGTGGTAGCAATCCACGCCGCTTCGAATGGCAATAAGGCTGCTTTCCGTCGAGCCAGACGCGGGCGTTCCGGTCACGAACCCGAAACGGCAATAGGCGTTGTCGATATATGTTCCGCTGCCGTTCGGCCCGGTGCTGAGATAGCGGATCGGCTTGTAGTTCTCGCGGCTGGCGATGCGCCCGAAGGTCGAGTCCACACACCCGACAACAACTTCTGCCGTTCCCGCCGTGCCCACGTCGAAGGTTTGCTGGCCTTTCATCCGGTAGGCTGTGATGTCGCCGAAGTGACCGTGGTTGCACCACTGAACGAACCGCCCGGCGGCCATATTTTCGAAGTAGAGCGCTGCGTCGCAAATGACGTGATCGCACTCGTCGAACACCATGCCGGCCAGCGTCGTGCTTCCCACAGTGCCGGTGCCGATCAGCCGAGCACGGCCGCCGACAAAGATCTGATCGGCCTGCTTGAAATGGAACCCGACCTTGCCGGTGGCGCTATTGGTCAGAGTGGCGCTCGTGCCGGTGTCGCCGATGTTAATGGTGCAGTCGTCGAACCAGATGCCGACGTTATTGGTCGTGATCGTCACCACGCCGTTGAAATTGAGCGTGCCGTGAAGCCGCAGCGTCTTGCCAGCGGTCAGAGCATTGATGGCGGTCTGAATGACGCTCTTGTCGTTCGCGGTTCCGATCGAGCCGAAATCGGCAACGTCGATTATATCGCGCGCCTTGTTCTGCCACGTGCGCGTGACCGCTCCAGTCCCGGATTGCGTAAAATCCGGGATCACCGTCGCGGTCAGGCCGATGATCTGATCCGTCGTCGCCAGCGTCGCCGGGCCATCTGGAACAGTGACATTGCCCGAGCCACGAACGATATAGTCGATCGTTTTGTTCGTCAGCGTTTCCGTGCGGATTGCAAGCGCAGCCGCCAGTGCCTGCACCTGCTGCGGCGCGGGCGTGGTATCGCTCTGACTGTCGGCACCGAAATAAAGCGCGGTCTCTGGATCGATCGTCGTGTCGACCGTGCCAGATTTGAAATCGTAGGAATCGAGCGGCATAGATGGTTCCTCTTATGCTGCTTCGTAGACGCCGCTCAGCGAGAAAATGTTGCCGTTGGCCCATAGGGTCGTGCCGTCGGCCTTGAACGCATACGCGTTGCCATCGGACGAGATGAACCCGCCGGCATTGGCGCCGCTGTTGACGTAATACGACGACGCCGGATTGTACAAAGACAGTGGCGTGAGGCCGCCGGGAGAAGTGAATTTCACCGCGCCGGTCGGGCTGCCAGATCCAATGTTCGTGAGTGTGCATTCGATTTTCCAGAATGTGGTTTTGCCGATCGTTTTGTAAGACGCAGTCGTTGTGATCGTGGCGGCCGTCACCGCACCGCCCTCTGACGATACCGTTGGCGTCCACGCCGTCCAGGCTGTTCCGGTATCGCCCGTGCCGCCGTTGGCTACCGGCAGCGTGCCGGTGACACCAGTGGTCAGCGGCAACCCCGTGAGGTTCGTCGCAACGCCCGATGCTGGTGTGCCGAGAGCCGGTGACACCAGTGTCGGCGACGACGCAAACACAGCGGAGCCCGAGCCGGTAAACGTGGTCAATGCGGCTCGAAGGTTGATGCTGGACGGGGTAGCCAGGAACGTCGCAACTCCGGTGCCGAGGCCAGATATACCGGTGCTGACCGGCAGTCCCGTGCAGCTGGTCAACGTACCCGAGGCAGGCGTGCCGAGAGCGGGTGTCGTCAGTGTCGGGCTGGTCAGCGTTTTGTTGGTCAGCGTCTGCGTCAGTGTGCGGATGTACTCCGCGATATAGGCCGGAGTCAGATACCGATCGTCACCAACGCCAAACGGCGAGCGCGTAGCAGCGATGCGGTCAGTTGCGTTCGCCGTCGCGCCGTCCGTGAAATCTGCAATCGCAGCATCAGCCATTTACCCAGCCCTTTTGATATAGCCGCCGCCGCCTGATTTCAGGATCGCAGACGTGCTTGAATTGGAAAGCAAGACCACATTCGTGAGGCCGCCGGGCGAGCTTGCTTCGCTGCTGCGTCCCAGGATGTCGCGCCAGATACTGATCCCGAGGCTCAACATCAGTACAAAGCCCAGATGTTGGACGCAGTCAGGCCGGTCGCCGATACGTTCGTGCAGGCGATCGGATTGTACCCCGCCTGAAGTGGGATTAGCGTCGCCACGGTAGAGTCCGCGCACGTAATCGTTGCCGCCCCAGCAGTTCCGACCAGTAGCGCGCGGCAGACCTGAAACGCCGATCCAGGCGTGACAGCAACAACACTAACTGCAGGCGCATTTGAATAGAGCGCTGGTTTGCCCATCAGTTCACCTCAAGTCTGGAGAGAAACGAACGACCGGCTCACGGTCATTGAATTGAGCTTGAGCGATCATTGATAGCCCGCGCTCAATAAGTTTACTGTCGTCTATGCCGAACGCAGGAGCCATCGCTGCGGCCAGATTTGTGCCGACGATGCCAAGATATTCTTGCGGGAGGTCGAGTGTTTCGGATTGATCGCGCACGTCGTAGAAGCGGCGCTGGTAAGTGTATTCGATTGTCTCATCAGTGACAGACGCGAGAAGCGGCCAGATGTAGAGCGTGACGCCGTAGCGCTCAATATCTGGATAATATTGGATCGGCACGCCCGTTGATGTTTTGAGCGGGATTTCAAAGTATTCCTGGCGGGTGAGCACTTCCATCGGAAGGTCGATGCCGCTTCTCCGAATGCGGCAATCGATAACGCGATGGGGGTTCGTATCGAGTGCGTAGGTCGCAGTGTTCGCCAATAGCGCAACACTTCCCTCCGTCTGGCGCCACAAGTCCGGGCCGGCGATCTGCCACGACTTGAGCATGGCGTTCAGTTCTTCAATCCCAAGCTGCATGTCGTCGGCATTCACCGTCTCGCTTGACGGCAAAACACCGAGCCTGCGCATGGCAAAGGAGACCACCTGCCTTGCGGTCAGGTCAAAATCCGTCCGCGTCGATGTGGTCAAAGGTCGCTCGCTGTCACGTCTCCGACATCAACGAATGTGTCGGTTGCCTCGGGCCTAGGGTTTGGAACAGACATCTTGTCGCGCTTGCTGCGGACGAAATCTTGGGGATGCCTCGGTTCCCAATCACGGGTGCAGACGCGGAGGTTATCCCACCGCATCCGCGTCTCGCTTGCTCGCATCTTGAAACCACAAACGTCGCAAATGACGTAGTGATCACCAGGGCGATAGACGTCCTGCATCAGACGTCTTCAACGGTGAACTGGATTGATACAACAGCGGTTCCGCCAGTCGCAGCCGATGCACCGACCTTGCCGTAAACGGCAGTGGCAGTGCTCAGCAACGTTCCGATCAGCGTCCCCGCAGTGCCGGCCGCAACAGCAGACGAAGCCGTGGCGTCGCAATCAAGTTCGTTGGCGAAGCCCGCATTCGTGCCAGACGTGCCGATATCGACAGTCGGGTTGGTGCCGCCTGTAGCGCCACCGTAGGCCACGACATCAACCACACGAGAGCCGGCCGGGAGCGTCCCGAGAAGGATCTGCGTCGATGACGTCGGGTCGAACGTTGCCCGAAGGCAATTGACGGTCGAGGCAACAGTAGCTCGGTTATTTCCCGAGCCACCGCCGACAGACAACCCATTAGGATATTTGGTCGTCGTCATGTTGCCCCCTTACGCGCCCGGCGTGCCATAGATCGCGCGCCAATCGGTCCAGCCGACCGAAAAGCGCATGGTTGCCTTCGCCTTGGCGTTTTCGGTGTCGAAGTCGTTGTCCTGACGGAATTCGGTCTTGCGGCGGTTGAACCTCTGCAAACCGCTCGGACAGTTGGTCTTGAGGAACCAAGCGTCCGAGTCCGTCAGGTAGTGGTTGACCTCAACGCCGCCGGGCAACAGGCCCATATTCTTGACAGCATTCACGTCGTTGTTGGCCGTTCCGCTCTGTAGCGACGACTTCACAACGCGCTCAGCATCGAAGATGACGGACGGCGGAACGATCAGCGTTTTCGGCATGATCGAAATTTTCAGACCGCGCGAGTTCTTGGCCTGCATGATCTGAATGGTCAGATCCTCAAGCGAAGCTTCCGAGAAATCGGCAGCCGTCGTCAGCACATTCGACTGCGTACCGTCCAAGGTCGGGTGGTCCGAGACGATCATCGCCTTGCCGTCGTGACCGTTGGCGTATGACGTATTGAACGCACGGTTCAAAACGTTCGCGCCGACGATTTCTTCCGTCTGCCGCATCGAGAACGCGAGCGCTTTGATGCGCCGCTTCGATACGATCTCATAGAGGTTGTCTTCCTGCTCTTCGCGGGTGACGATGTAGCCGAGGCCATACACGACATGCGTATAGCGCCGGGTGCCGCCCTGCGACTCCGAGTCGAACGACACCGCGCCGCCCTGGGCTTTCGCCGGAGCGAGGCCGAACCCGGTCACCTCGGTGTCTTCCTCGTAATTCTTCTCCGAGGTTTCGGTGTCGAAAATCTTCGACCACTCTTGCGGGTACTCGCTGTACTCGCGCCCGAAGAACTTGTGCATCCCAGGCCAAAGGGCTTTTGGATGTGAACCAGTCGTAATTACACCAGCCATGGTTCAGATCTCCCTTAGATGCCGGTCGTGTTGCGGAGCGAATGCAGATTGATCGACACCAGAACCTTGGCATTGGCACTGCCCGGTTCGTTGTCCACCATCTGCGAGAATCCAAGGATGCGAAGCTGAAGCGTCGCGGTCGTCGCCTTGGTCGAGGTGTCGAGCTGCGCACCGGACAGGCCGGTCACAGTCGAGCCGCTGCCGGCAATCCAGTCGGCATTCAGGCCAACGTCAGCAGCCGCCAAAGCGCCACCAACGCCATCTTCCTGCACAACAAAAACCAGGTCCGGATCATCAGCAACCCACACATACCGCTCGGTGGAAGCCGCTCGGTAGGTAGTCGAGTCGCGACCGCTCGCGCCGGCGCCTTCAGACGGATCAACTGCCACGACAGGCCCAAGCATATATGCGCCGCTGCCCGCCGTCGCCTTGGTGACAGACGCGATGCCGTTGGCATCGGCCGACCCAGCAAGGATCATCGGGTCGCCGAGGTAGACAGCGGTGCTGTCCGAAGCAGGGATGTAGTAACGAGTAGCAGCCCCATTGTAGGGCGCACCGTTTCGATGCCGGATCGGGCGAAGCCCGAACGGCGTATTGCTGTTTGCCATTGTTCAATCCTGATGAGGGAGGTTAGCCCCTCGAAATGGAAATCCCACCCGAGGGCACATAAGCGTGCGCGCCTTGCAGCGCTTCACCAGCCACGCCTGGGGCCGCCGGGGTCTGTCCCCGCTTGATTGCTTTCTCGGTCTCGTCGATCAACGCCTGTTCCTTGGCCTTGTCTTCGAGGTAGTACTGCTTTGGCTTCCTCAGAAGGATCGCACGCTTACCACTACGCTTATCAACAACTCGCTCCATTCCGGTGCCAACGCCCTTATCCCTTGCGCTGGCCTCGCCGGTCTGAGGCGCAATGTCCCAATCGTCCGCGACCGTGAGCTGATGCAGGCGGCCGGGGTCGTCATTCACCCAACGATATTCATAGTTGGGGTCTTTGTTTGTAACGTCGAGATGCCTCAGGCGACCAACACTGAGGTCGTCGCGACGGCGGCGCTGTTGTTTCTCGACTTCCATTCGTGGCTGGCGTGTGCGTTCGACAACAGCGTTCATAGCGCGAAATACTCCTTGGCGTAGTCGCCGGCTTCTTTCTCGGTGTAGATTCCGTCTTTCACAAATTTCGCAAACTGCGCTTTTGCATCAGACGGGAGGTCTGCAAAGCCCTTGCCGCGCGTTGACGACGCCGACATTCGGCCGCCGCCTTCAACGGCAGGACCACCAGCGTTCGCACGCTGTGAGGCTGGGAATTTCTCGGGATACCGCTGGCGCATGTAGCGTTCGGTTTCAACGATGTTTTGCTCAAGGGTAATCCCTGGAACTTCCGACGCGCGGCGCTGGCTGAAATGGTTCGCAACAGCGTGCATTTCAGGGTCATTCGTGTACCATGGGTTCTGAGCAGCCCATCCGGCGATCTTCGCCTGGTTCTCCGGCGAATACGGCGATTGCACTTGCCTCTGCTGCGGCGGTTGCTGAGCCTCGGCCGCCTGCGTGTCGAACTGAGCCACCGCCTGCCGCTGATCGCGGTCAAGCTGCGCATAGCGGTCAGTGTCGGCGCTTTGAACGGCATTGAGCTTTGCCGCCTCGTATTGACCGACCAACTGATCACGCTGGCGCTGTAGCGCCGTAGTGGTCATCTTCTCAAGCCGTGCCCACTTTTCTTGGTCTTCCTGCTCTTTGCGAGCAAGGCGGGCTTCGGTCTCAGCCAACTTTGACGCCAACGTCTTGGTGCGCTCGCGCAAGATCGGCAAATTTTCTTCGCCGTGCTTCACGAACGCCTCAGCGTCGCGCCATTTGTCCTCGGGGCCTCTGAACTCTTCCTTTGGCACCCATCCTTGCGCGCGTGCCCGCGTCTCGATGTCGTCGGCTGGCGCTGCCGTCTGCGCTCCGGTCGTCGCAGATTCGATTGCCGCTACTTCGCCGGGAACTTCCGTTCCGGCGTTCTGCGTGTTTTCGTCAAGGCTGCTCATGCGCGCACCGCCACGACATCTTTGTCGTTCATCAGGCGGTAATTCGCTCCATCCTTGCCCTGAATGTTGATGCCGGAATACCGGGCGAACACCACGGTCGATCCAACAAGGGGCTTCGGCGCGTCAGCGTCGTAGCTGAACGCAAGAGGCGAAATCGCCACAAGCTCGCCTTCCATCGAGGCGTGGTCGTCTCGTTCCTTTTCCGTGTCGGTCTTCAGAAGCTTGAAGCCCGTTTTCGTCTCGTAGTAGCCCTTGTCTTCGACTGGACGCACGAGAACCTTGTATTCGAGCGGATCGATGCCGCTCAAATTGATTGGCTGGATCTTCAACGCCGCTGCTGCTTTAGCCATTCACTGCCTCGCTCAATTTCTCTGCCGTCATGTTCCTGATTTCCTGAAACACAGCGATCCTCTCTCGCACTTTCGCGAGTGATACGGCATCGCTTACGCCACCATCGAGAGAGGCGTGCAACCAAGCGTCCTTTGCCTGCTGGATGCCAACCTCACACGCCTTGAACAGAGCTTCTGTCATCGGCATTGCCGACCACTCCTCGAAGCCCTCTTGATCGATTCTCACTGGTGCATTGGCGGCATATGGCCGCCCTCTTGCTGCATCGTCATCGGGTCAACGCCGGGCGGGGCGCCGACCTCCGGCATTTGCTGGCCCATGTCTTGGCCTGCATCCATCTGCCCGCCTTCCGGTCCCATTCCGCCGTCCATCGCCTGTTCTTGCGGCGGCTCCGGCAGTTGCGGCGGGGCATAGGCCATCGGGTTCCCGCCCATGTCAGCAAAGGGCATCGGGAACACCTGCGGCACGACTTGCGGCGGGATCGCAGCGGTCGCGAGTGCCACCACGCCATCGATGCGCGCCTTTTCCGCGCCGGCTCTGGCCTGATCGGCTTGCGCTTCCGTCTTTTCGACTTCGGCGGCCATGCCCTTAACCTGCAACTCGTCCTGCGGCTTCGGCGATGGCGGAACGAGAATTTCTTGCGGCTTATCGATCCGAGCGGCTTCGAACGCGCGCAACGTCGCCTTGAATGGGTCTACGAACGGATTACCCTTCTCGACCTGCTCCATCACAAATTGCGCCTTGGCTAGGCGCTGCATGTCCGTCACAGCATTTGGGTCTGACACCGGCATCACATCAAGGCCGTCGTCGTAGTCGGCGGAGATGACGCCAATTGCACCGGCTCATCAAGCAATCTCACTTCGGCTTGAAGCGCAGTGTTGTTCTTGTTGATCTCGTAGATCAGTTTGAATTCCGCCTTGAGCGCGCGGAAGATCCGCTTGTAGATCGCAGTGAAGACCTTCAAACCCTGCTCAATGGCGGCCATGGTCGAGGTCGCCGTCTGATTGGTCGGCGTGTCGCCGGTCAGAACGTCCTTCACAGCGGCGATGTCCTTGCCGCTTTCGATCATCATCCCGAGCAGTTCGAACAGGACCGACGAAGGACCCGGATGCTCTAGGTTTACGATGTTGTTCTTGAGGTCTTGTCCTACATTCGGGACAGACTGGTATTCGCCCGGACGAAGCCTGATCTTGCTCTTGTTGAGCTGGATACCACCGCCGATGAGGCCGCCGCCGCTGTTCTGCAACGTGCCAGCGTCCATCATCTGGTTGATGGTCGTGTCAATCACGTCAGACAAGCTTTCGAGGAGCTTGCCAAAGCCGATTGCGTAGAATCCGCCTTCGGGGTCGGGGATGAACGGGATTTGCACGAAATAGCACTTGCGCGGGATTTTGATAATCCGGCCGCGCATTGGGTCGGTCTCGATCTTGAGCGGTTCGAAGGCGGGCTTTATGCGCACAACCTTGGACGTGTCTTCGTGGATTGTGACGATCCACGGCTCTTTTACGCCGTCGCCGTCTGCATCCCAATAGCGGTGTTGTTCTAGAAACGTCTCGGGGCTGTCGCTGTCGTCGTCGTTGCTGTTCGCCTGTAGCTCGACATCGAGAAAATACCCCGAGCGTTTGCGCTCCTCGATCTCATGCGGATACAGCGTGAATACGTGCGTCACGCGCGGCACGGTGTCGAGGCTCTTGGTCTTCTGGTTGACCACTAAGTCAAACGCAGAAACCAGATCATCGCAAAACCCGGCTTCGTGCTGCGGGTTTTCGTAGACCTTCTTAAACGCACACCCGATGATCGGAATCTGGTGCAGCGCCGTGTCTATGTCGCTTTCCCAGTTCTCGACCTGATAGAGAAGCTGGAACGACATGTGCTGCGACACGCGGTCTGCTTTTGCAGCTTTCAGCCCATCATTGTCAGCACCCATAACTGCGCATTTGACGATGCGCGGGCCATCGACGATCGCGGGGTATGCGCGCGCGGCGAACTGAAGCGCTGCCGTGGTCAACAGAGGATACTTGACATTCGAAGCATCGGGCCACGGCGTGGTCTTGGCCGTTTTCTTCTGCTTCGCCATGTCCATAGCGCGGCTGGCGGTGTCTTCCCAATCCGACCGACTATCCTTGTCGATCTTGTATTCTCGCGCGACCAGTTGCCCGAGCCGGTCTAACTCTCCGTCTTCGAATGCTTCCGCTGCGTTCGGCAGGCTGACCAGACGCGTCAAAATCATCATCGTTCGCCGCAGCTTCATAAGAGCGGGCGACACCATCGGAATAACCACGCCGCCCATGTCGCCATGGTCAGGCTCTTGGCCTTCCATCATCGCGTCTGGATCGACGCCAATCTGGCCCTCGTGAGGTTCGAATTCCTCAGGGTCGATGGCGAGTGCGGGCGGTGATTGCATTAGTATCCGGTGTTGGTGTTGCCCGACTTGCGGGCGTAATCGTCTTCGTCGTCGAACATCGGAGCAGTTCGGGCGTAGCGCATGCCCGACATGATCAGGTATCGCGTCGCATCCATGAGATGGTCATTTTCCTTGACGATCTTGCCGCGCTCGTCGCGGCGATAAATGCGGTATTCCGATATCCAAGAGCGACACGTTCTGAATATCTTCAAACGCCCTGATACCATCCGCTGATAACAGGCGTGCAGCCCAGCCTCGACAGCGTTATCCGCGTCGTAGAGGTTGAGCCCTTCCTTAGTGTATTCCTCACGCAGTTTGCGGCCGTCGATCTGCCCTGAGCCGGCGCTTGCCGGATCTATAGCGCCGGCGATCCACGAGCCGCGCGCCTTGATGGCCGACGCATGCACGCTAGGAGCTGCCTGACCAACGTAATACTCGCTGTACACATAGACAGTGTCAGATGAACGGTCCCAGGCACCCCATACCGCCGCCGTTCGATTCCAGCCTACGTCCAGGCCATATGCACGAGGCCAGAATTCCGGCAACTCGAAATCATCAACGACGATCGTTCCCTCAGGCACAGGATAGATGACGCCAGCACCGAGAACAGGAATGCCCTTCGTGCGAGCGTCGCGCATGTGCGGTGACATGCCGTCGATAAGTTGCGCCTTGACCTCTGCCGACAGGTGCGGAACATCGTCCCAAGTCGCTTGAACGCAGAGCCTAGAAATTTTATTCCCTCGCTTGTGGTCTCAGCCCGTGGCTAGACGATACTTCAAGGAATTGTTTTCTATTAAGGCGCTAGTTCAGGCAAGAATTTTAGCGCAACCTTCGATAACCCCAACAGCGGCGTAAACGTGGTAAGCATGATGCCGTTGGTTGTCGCTAAACGCATCATGCACTCGTCGTAAACGTCTTCGGCCGGCTCTTCATCAAGCCAGCACAGATGCTTGGCCGTGCCCTGAAACGTCTTCCGGCCCTGATCGTAGCTTTTGAACCCGACGACCGATATTCCACCGCTAGCGTGCTTTACTCGGCAGAAATCAACGGCTCCGGGAACGCCTGATTTCATCACCGGGTTTCCGTCTATGGTCTCGCCTGGGATGAGTCCCGTCCCGAACTGTCCCACTTGTCCCATAAGCGCCACCTGGACGATATCGCGCGTCGTTGTGAGGGTGTCGCCAGCCACCCACGCCTCAATCGGGTGATCAAAGCGCCGACCGTTCCACCATTCGGGGTATAATCCGGTAAGGTGCAGCGCGCTTTCATACCCTCCGACGCCCCAGGTCTTGCCCACGCGGTTTGCTGCCATCATGCAGCGTTCCATGTGGATTTTACCGCCCTCGAAGAACTTTAAATGCTTCGGGTAAAGCTCGCGTCGAAGGGGGCCGGCATCAGGGTACAAGGCAAACAGCTTACGCCTCGCCTTCCGCCTCTCCTTCTCCTCCAAGAGCCCGAGCAATTCCCGCTTTTCCGATGAGCTGAGCGAGTCGAGATTCAACCTGATCGTCCGTCAGTTTCATACGCATGTCGCCGTCGAACTGCATCTTGTCGCCGTAGGTTTTGGGGTTGAGCTTTGATGCAGCCCATTTCCGAGAATCCACCCTCAGGCGAGCCAGGTTCGCGTCCGTCGCAGTGTCGGCGATGGTCAATATTTCCTCGGCCAAGAGGTCGGCGCGTTCCTCGCGTGCGCGCGCATAAGCGTTACCAAAGTCCTCGTATTCCCTCATCCACCGATAGATGGTGAGGCGGGCTGGCATGTCCGGCGCAGCACACACGTCGGTTAGGGACTTTCCCTCTGAAATCTCAGTGCAAATGCGGTCTGCCATCTCTGTCGAGTAGAGAGTAGGCCGGCCCATTTTTTTTGGCTCTTTGGCCATGTGTAGTTAAGCCACTCTCCAGGTGCTTAGCGCAGCAGCGGCGCGGTCAAGCCGGGGGTCGCGTTCCTTGGTATGGACGACCTTTGTGAGCGTTCGTGGCTCACTAGAGGCAGAGCCAAAGCCGGCGCTGTCGAGGGCGAAGGCGATGAAGTTGAGCAATCCGCCGGATGCGATGGCGAACAGGGCGAGCAGGCCACTGAGACCGATCAGAGCCCAGCCCTGAGCCGAGGCGGTCGGGTTGTCGCTTGCGGTGCTGATCTTGGCGAGGATGAAGCCCTGAGATGCAGCGGCGGCGGTGCTGATCTTGGCGGTGGCGGCGGTCTTCTGTGCCTCGATGAGCTTGGCGCGAACAGAGGCGATTTTCTCTTCGCGATCGGCTCCGACCTTCCATCCGTCGATATCAGCAACAGCCGCGCGGTATGCGTCGCAGAATTCGCGGGTTTGCGGCCCCTTGGTTTCGGCGCATTCGCTGGTGGACTTCCAGAACTTGTGAGCCTTTGACTTGTCGATCACGGCTTGGGCCTGCCCCATGGTGCGGGTCGGGGTCATGGCGCGCTGCTTTTCGAGGGTGGCGATCTCTGCCTTGTAGCTCTCGATGGTCGAGCGATTGTCGGCGGCGACTTCCGTTTCGTGGCTCACGGTCTTGATGTTGTGGTCACGGTTGGCGGCGGTAAACCCGGCGTGGCTCATGAATTCCACGCACACGGCAATCACGAACAGGCAGGTCGCAGCGGCGGCGACGCCGTAGAGCTGGCGGCGGTACGCCTCGTAGGCGGCCACGAGGGCATACCCGACGATGAACGTGCACAGGGCGAGCAGGATGGAGGTAGCAGCGGCGGCAACGCCGTAAAGCTGGCGGCGGTACGCCTCGTAGGCGGCCACGAGGGCATACCCGACGATGAACGTGCACAGGGCGAGCAGGATGGCCAGCGCGAGCGAGGCTGTTACGTCCTCACCAAGTGCCCAGCCGAATTTGAATGTGATGACAGCAGCGGTAGCGGTGGCGACCAGGCCGGCGCGCTTCATATGCGGAATGAGGGAGTCGAAATTGCCGATTTGCATGCGGTGTGTCCTCCTGGGGGAAGGGGACGCGGGGACTAGGATTTGGCCTTGCGGGCGAGGTATTTGGGGTATTCGGTGGCGTACCAGTCGAGCAGGCGAGCGGACCAGTCTTTGTCTTTGCTGATGGTCGTGGTCCAGAGCTTGCGGGCTTCCGTTTCGGTCACTGCGGTCCTCAATCGTGATGGTGCCAATAGCTGTCAGGCTTGTTCTTGCAGCTTTTGCAAATGGCGCAGGCTCCGGCGATAGCGGCTAGAGCAGTGATCACGCCAGCAATGATTGCAGCGTCGTAGAGGATGTGAGGCATGTCGTTGGGCGCATTTCTGGCAGCGCGAGGAAACGGCTATACCGTCCTCCGGGGCAACGGCCAACGCTTACCGGGTCCGTGCGGGTCCGCC